GTATGGTTCCCAATAGTTCCTGTTGCATATTAGCGAAGGCCATTAGACTGCCTCCACTATGATAAAATGGTTGTAGAAAAAAGAGTGCGGCTCCGCTGCGCTCATCGAGGTGAGTCTATGCGCAACCTGCATAAACAGGCGGCTCGTCCGCTCTCTGATGATACCAGATACATCTATGGTCTTGTCGATCCAAGAACCAATTTCATTCGGTACATAGGAAAAGCCAAAGATACCAAGCGTAGATACGCTGGGCATCTCATTCCATCTCAACTTGACCAACATTCTCATCATCGAGCCAACTGGCTGAAAGAACTCCTGCGTCTTGGTCTGAAACCGATCATGGAAATACTTGAAACTGTTCCTACCTCTGAATGGGAAAAAGCAGAAAGAGAATGGATAGCGATGTTCAGGAATATTCCTGGGTATCCCGATCTTACTAATACCACTAATGGCGGGGAAGGACTTGATGGATTTACTCCTTCTAAGGAAATGCGAGAGAGAATGGCCGAGAGCCATAGGGGAAAGCCTATGCCTCCGGGCCACGGAGAAAAAGTCCGTGCTGCGCATAAAGGTCGCGTGCATACACCGCAGGCCAGAGCAAATATGTCCAAAGGAAGAAAGATATGGTGGAAAAATCTCTCTAACGAAGAACGTGAAAAAATTATTGCGACAATGAGAAACGGAATCACTGATGAGTCGAGGAAGAAAGCTGGTGCAGCAAGCAGAAATGCCAAGCGCAGTAAAAATGCAACCTCCAAATATCTTGGCGTTTCTAAAAAAAATAGACCAGCTAAAAATACTTGGATAGCCTTCCACTCGATTGATCGAAAACCAAAATACATCGGAAGTTTCGCAACCGAAGAAGAAGCTGCTGAGGCACGAGATCGCTTTGTAATTATCAATCCCCCCTCTTGGGACATCGAATTGAACTTTCCTCGTTCCCATTATCCAGACCTCGTTACTTCTTTGTAACCACTTTCTTCCTTGCCGTCTTGCCTTTTCCGGTGTACTTCGCTGTCCTGCCGGACTCAGATACCGGAGTGCTGACCTTCCTCGCCTTGCTCTTTGTCGGAACCCAGTGAGCCGAGTCCCCATCGTCCATCCATGCGTCAGAAGCCTTCTTCTTAGGTGTCATCTTATTTCCCCGCAGTCGTCTTCCTGTTCTGATACTTCTTCACTCCGTATTTAACAAGATCGCCAACCATCCCACTACTGGCACCTTTTGCCATATTGCTGATAACTTTGGTTGTCTTAGGGTACTTCCCCTCTACCTTGGAAATCATCTTCCGTGTGCTGTTTGAGTTGTCATCCTTGTTTGCCATTTTTCGTCCTTTCCCAACCGACTCCAAACTATTTGTGTCCACCGTGTTATACTGCGGGTCTGCCATCTACTTACTCCTTATGCCCGAACGCCCCCTGCGAGGAGTTTCCCCGCAAGAGGCGTTCAAGATATGTCGCTTCCGGGAGAAAACGACTTCGTTCGCGGCTCCTAGAATGTACCGCCGAATCCACCCAATTGAAAAATCTTTCCGTTGACCTGAGATGCTGTAGTTACTTGCGCACCAGCAGCCGTGTAGTAGTACAACTTCCATGTTTGCCTTACACCCGACCCAGCAGGGCCAGCAACTGCATAGAATGTTCCGTCCGTGGAGAACCCGCCAAACAAAACATCAATATAGATGCGCGGGTTATTAAGTGTAACCGTATCACCGACGGTATTGGTGTATGTCGTTAGGTTTACCGTCCCATTGCCCACGATAGCAACGCGGCGACCAATGTTGTCGGGGTACAGTCCATCCAATAATGTCAAAACCATGATCGCTCCTTACTAAAAACTGCTTGGGGAGGATATTTCACCTCCCCCTAATTACTTAGTCCTGCACGGTCATGCAAGCGTACCCAAGCTGAACCTTGAATAGAACTTGCGGCGTAACGCTTGCCACTGCATCAAGCACTTGTCCGATGGTGTAGGTGGTCAGCGTCGTTGACGATGCCGCCATCAACCCAGTGCCCGGAGTGACGATAGCAAACTGCTGCGCTACCTGTGCAGACGTAGTAGCATTCAGAACCGTAGCTGTCCCGAGTTCCTGAATGAAGCCATAGTTACCCGGAGTGATCGAGTTCAAGAACACGACTGGACGAACTCCTGTTGCCGTTGCACTGATCTGATCTGCGCTGGTCACGACGTTTGGCGAACTATCCAACTGCGCCACAACCGTTCCACCTGACGTTGATGTTGCCGTCAGCGAGAAGGTCGGAACAGAGTTGTAGTTATATCCGCCATTCAGTACAGTGGCGGAGGTGATAGCTCCACCCGAAACTACAACCTGAATCACTGCACCCGTTCCACCGCTGCCAGCATTGGCAGCGATAGTGTAGGTTCCTGTCGTCGCACCAGTTCCGGGAACGGTGATAATAACCGACTTGACCGCTCCAGAACCGCCACCTGTCCGCAGGAATCCAATGGTGCCCGTCTTGACGTTTCCAGGGGTCGCTCCAGAGTCAACCTGCACAAGGCGGTACCGACCGGCATAAAGAATGCCGTTGGTCGCGTAGGACGCATTTGCAGCTTCCGCATTCGTCGCGTCAAAGTAGTCGCCAAGATTCAAGCCGCCTGCGTTTACCTGCTGGCCAGAAGCCATGTCCGTGAGGCCAGAAGGCGAAGTGAAGTTCGCGTTGTTCCATGCACCCCAGGTCGGAAGTGATTGAAGATTTGGCATTGCTATTCTCCTTGTGCTGCTAAATCTTTGTTACTTGCTGAAACCAAAGGCGTATGCGTTGTGCCTGGGCTGCGCACAATATAGGTTTATCCCCAACCGCATCATAATGCCGTCCACCGAGACGTTGTTCTGCTGCGGAACGCGGCGCACACCAAACTTGAATCCACTCTTGTTCGTCGGACGAACCTTGAAGCTCTCAGGCTCAAGGAAGTACAACGCTTCTGAAGGCTGAATGGTGGTGTTCGACGGAAGGCCGGAATTGGTTGGCGAGACGCTAACCGCTCCACCCTGCGCGTTCGTGAACTGAGGAGTTGTGAAGGCAATCGTCTGAGTGCTTGATCCAACGCCGTCCACCAAGCTCGTGTTTCCTACCGCTCCGCTTGCTGCCTGTCCTAGCGGAATGTAATACTGAGCCGTTGCCGATGGTGCGAGAGGATCAGCGTAGATTTCCACGCCGTTGTAGCTGAAAGCTACCCACTCAAGATCGTGCTTCTTCAATTGGATGTCACGACGCTGCGCGTCAAGCGCAATAGCGATAGCCGCGAAGCCAAAGCCATTCGTGATGCCCAGCGTAGGCTTGCCGCCGCAGGTTGTGATCTGTGTCCACAGGGACTGCAAGGAAGCAACGTCGATCTGTCCTGTTCCGCCTGTTGCCGTTCCAAGATAGTTCGGAGTCGAGTTCCAAGTGATGCCGACGTTTCCGTTCCTCGTCTGCCCACCGTAGGCCGTGTAGCGGTTGCCGTAGAGCGACGGGTCGATTCCGTTATTCAGCGCCTCGTCCAAGCCGTTCGAGCACTTGATACGGTTGTCGCTGATCGTCGCATTATTCGCCTGCCCGTGACGGAAGGAGTCCATTTCGAGCATGGTGTTGATGTTCATCACCATGTTCTCCATGTACAACCCATAGATGTCCGCAATCTTGGCAGGACCGGAGTTAATTACTCCACCAGTGCCAGAGCCGTCATCCATTTCCCACTCGTCCATCGGGAACCAAGAAACGTACAGCTTCGGATAGAACTTCACCTTGGTATCAATCGGCTGGCGAGTCAGCGTAACCGTCTGACCAGGATTGACAGCCGCACCCTGAGCGCGACCATACTGAATGACTTCCGTCATCCCAGCGCCGCCAAGGAAGTCTTCCCAGACGCCCGCTCTGCGCAGTTTTGCTTGGAACGGAGTGTCCACGAAAAGTTGGTTCCATACGACATCACGCCTTACCGCCTCTAGGTTGTTGGCGTCGATTTCGTTGAACTGAGGGTCTTGGGGCAAGGTCACGGTTGGCATTGTTATCTCCTAAAATTCTTTCCTACTACGCTGCTACGCCCTGCTTTGCTTCTTCGTTCGCTGTTACGTCAGCTTGAATCTGCTTACGCATCTCGCTTTGCCGCTCTTCCCGAGTCATACTCAGCGGGTCTTTACGTGTTCCTTCAATAACCGCCTTCTTTACTTCCGAGTAGTTGCTGATCGCTGCACGGCGTACATCGGGATTGTTCCCGCCGAGTTCGGCAACAGTCTTAGCCTTCTCGTCGAGCTTCGCTTGCCAATCCTTGTCCTTCTGCTTAAGCTGTTCCTGCAAAGGAGCGGTAGCTTGGGCCACCCATTCCTGTCTCTCTTTTTCCTTAGCCTGAGCCTGTATCGCAGCCATCTTGCTAGGGAAGTCATACTTGCGAGAAACGTAATCCTTGAACGGTAGCTTGTTAGCCGATGCTTCCTCAGCCAACTTACTCACGGAATCAGGAAGGAACTGCCCACCAGAAAGCCTCTGATATTCCTGCACCGCCCAAAACCCATTGTCTAAACCATTGCCTAGACGGTTATCAATATCTTCCATCTTGAAGGTCGGGCTACCAGGCGTACTTCCCGGCGCACCTGCTACAAACTTTCCTGACGCATCGCGGACAGGAGGAACTACAGCGGCAGGAGTGAATGCAGGAGCGTCAGCGGCAATAAACCCACCATCCTTTGCCGCCTTGTTCTGTGTTTCATAGAAAGCTGCGAGAGCCTTTGCGTTGGCAAGCTCAGATTGTAGAGCTTTCTCTTTATCTTCCCATCCCGTCAACGACGGCATGATGGTTTCATCGTAAAACTGTTTGTTTGCACGCTGCGCTAACTCAGCAGCGTCCTGTGCGGCCTTAGCCGCCGCTAGATCAGTTTCCGCCTTAGTAACCGCATCCTTCGCCGCCTGTTCCTTTTGCTCTGCGGTAGTCAACACACTTCCAAAAGCCGCAAGTTTCTTTGCGTCAAGGGCGGCAATTTCTTCTGCCGTAAAACCGGATTGCGCGAGTGCTTCTTGGATCGTCATATTCTTGATCTCCCGGAAATCAAATTTTTACTTCTAATACTGAGGTTGTTGACTGGGTGAACTTGGCTGGGCAGGACTTACCAGAGCCGTTTGCATTTCCTGAATCCCGTCCGCCACTTTTCCTGCTCCCGACGCTAAACGAGGATCAGACGCTGCCATTTGCTTGGCAGTCAGATACCACTTGGCGAGAAGCATTTGTAATGGGTTGGCGGGGGCCGATGAAGGCTGGGGCTGTTGCGCACCATCTCCACCTTGAGGTGCTGATGCCGCACCCCCCGCTTCTGGCGGAGGGGCGGCACCTTGCGATTGCTGCGGGTCAGGCATTGGGCTAGTAGCCACTTGGGTTTCTCCAGTTAGCTGCTAGTTACTTCTTGACCGAGGTCTTGCGGCTGTACTTGCGGCTGCGCTTGCGGCTCTTCTTCACATGCTCCGGTTTTGCACTGATCTTGCGACGCTTTGCCATGATTGGCTCCTTATGGGTTTTTCCAGCAGGAGCCAATAAAAATGGCCCCACACCGGAGTTCCGGTTGGAGCCTCGACATAATCCGCACGACGCGGGCGTTGAGCATCTCACTAGGTTCAATTACAGAGAGTAAGGCTAAACCGTTCTCTTTGTCAAGCCTAATTTTGAATTATTTTCAAATGGCGCAGAATATTACGGTTATTCCTGCGCTATTCGACCTCTAATTCTCTCGTTCCAACTCCAACAATTTTCCTGACATCATCCGAAACCTTCTCCGAAATGTGCTGCTTTTGTTCTACATTTACCCCCAGCATCCCGCCTTGATTATAGACAGCGACAATCTTTCCCGTCGCTTTAGAAGAGCGCATTAATTGATCGAGAGTATTGAGGTCTGTAGGCAGTGATACAGAAGTTTCCGTAATTAAGTGATCCTTCTGCGACTTAATCTTGATTGGCAATGTTGTCTCCTTAGTTCACAGATGCTCTTCTTCACTACTTCCTTACCCGCTCGTTGATACAACATTTCTTGGTTCCCCACCTTTAGCCCCTAGCAGGCCAACTCTAATCGAACTCGGAGCGCAGGAAGTTCCTTCAACTTTCGTTCTGCCTCCAACGCATCTTCAGATATTTCATAGCGAAACGACAAATCTCGTGTCATCTCATCGCACAACATACAGCCCGAATCACACTTCACTTTCTCGTCAAAACCGTACCCTGCTGCCGCAAAGATACGCTTGTCCGTTGCGCTATTCAACCCGCCGTCGTATTCCACATAGACACTATGCATTGTTTACCCTCCCGTATTGTCCTTTTTCGTTTCTGATGCGCAGAGTTTTTAGTAGTGGAGCGTTGGGTACAGAAGTAGATGGTTTAATTTCCGACCAAGTTATCTCTCGCTTAACACAAGACAACATACCAGTAGACAAACCATAGGTTTGAGAAATTACCCCCATTGAATACCCCTGTAGAATCAGAAATTTTATATCTGCTCTTTGCTCTTTGGTAAATCGTGATTGTCCGGCTCTGGCACGCGAAGCTGCGCTAATTTTCTGTTTGTGTTCATCTGTCATCCCGCGCTTCTTTGCATTTTCGCTTAGTTTGGCTTTGGTTTCCTCACTAAGAGGGATGCCTTTCCGCTTTACGTTCAGCGCAGCAAAAAATTTCCCGTTACCCGGAGTTATCTCTCTTCCTTTTAGTGAGGCCGAAATTTTAGCCTTAGTTTCAGCAGAAAGCGGACCCTTTTTACGTCCTTTATTGGCAGCACTGATAGCGGCTCTCACCTCATCGGGATATGTATAACCACGTTCCCCACCATCTGTGAAATTGAGCAGTCTGCATCCCCTCGCTCTCATCTCTGCGATCCATTTACGCTCGGCATCACAAGCTAAACCTTCCTCTGTTTCCTCCACTAATTCCATGACAGGCTTCAATAGTTCGCTTTTGAGTCTGTTAACCCAGTTTCGTAAATGACTTGTATGGGGGTAGTTTATTTCGTTATTCAATCTCTTGACAGGGAATCGCGTCAACCCGACGTAGCGGATTTCATTGGTGACGGGATGTTTCAAAACGTATATAAATACTTTCATTTAGCCACTCTGAGAGACTACCGAACGCGGATCGCCACCTTTGGCTCCCTTTTGTTTGACTTTCGGCGCAGAAGTTCCCGATGTTGGCCTTCCTCCAGCGTGTTGTTTTCCGCTGTTGGCTTCTCCGCCTTGTAACTGCTGCGGATCAATACCTAACCCCTTCAATATCTTCATTATGTCGATCTGTGCAAGTATCTTGAGCTTCTCCAATCGTTCTTGTTCTTGGAAACTCTCATCTATAATCTGATCTGGATTATTCAAATCCATCGCCTCAAAAACCTTTTTCCAAGCTATCGGTGCGCCTCCTTTCTTCAATTGGAGCAGGAGCAACTGCTGCTGCATCTGAGTCACCTTTAGCAATGTGCTTGGCACCGAAACTAGCCTGATCTGCTTGACGAACCACCGCGCTCGCTCCAGATTCGTGTACTTTGATTCCGTCTCTGGAAACTGCCCACCAATCATCTCGTCCGGCAAGTGGCTAGGAACGAGATCGTTCGGTTTATAGTCAAACACCTCTGGAGCCATCTTCTCTGGGCCAACATACTCCATGATTCTCTGAGTGTCAAACCATTGTAAAATAAGATACTTAACTCTCTGCCCAACTGACTTATTAGCCTTCTCAACTCTAGCCGCTATTCCTTTTCCTACCGGCCCAATGGATTCCAGCATCTTGTCAGCAGTGTCTGAGGCGATCTGGAGCTTCATATTTGCGCCGAGGTTACCCAAATCCTCCAACCCAAGCTGCTTGCCTTCCTTCTCGTTGAGGTATTTCAGATAGTTGAAATTCTCTTGAGTTACCCGAACCTTGTCAGGAAGAATGGATTGGAAGGTTTCCTTCGGCTTGCCATCCACTCCAAGACGTACATCCGGCTCAAAGATGTCGAAATGCTCGATCTTTGGCCCACGTGTTTCTGTGAGGTTGTAGCCCATTGGGGGATTCATCTGAGCAGTGAAGACTTGATCCATCAATCGCTCATGTTTCCTGATAGTCGTCTCAATTGTGGCTACATCCCCTACGATAGATCGTCCTAACGGCTCCCATGCCCAATCGTCTACTGTGTATTGAATGATCGGCATACGAGGGTCCCAGTCGAATGCGGGGCCATCGTACATCGGCTTTCCCATTCCTGTTGAAGTGATGATGAGCCGCAGGTTTGGGTATACTCTGCAATGCTCGGCTTCGGCAGGAATGTAGTATGGGTCTCCATTCCTCATCCCGCCAAAGATTCTTTGCCCTACGAACGGGACACGGTAGAACCACGTCGTTCCCAAGTCTCCCATCGGGAGTTCGTATCCTGTGTTGTTGATCCTCAAGTCGCGGACGAAGGTATAGCGTATTTCAGCATACAGATTGCCGAATGTCCTGCCCGTATCCCCGTAGCGGTTCCGCTCCGCATAATCAACTCGCTGCGCTTGCATCCGCGTCTGATAGTTCCGACGCGCCCCTACAGTCTGAATGTCCTTCTGGAATAAGGGAAACCTGCCATGCGCCTCAGCGATAGGCATGTAGTCGTAAACCGTGACCGCGTAGGCGTCCTGAATGTCGTTGGTGCGGGAAGGAA